CCATTCTTATTTTCCTCCCTTCGGTGTTTTCTCTGTTTTCATTGTCTGCCTCTCCCCAACCTCGATCTGGTTCAGGGTCTTCGCCTTCTCTATCTGGATCTTGTCTTTACTATCTCCAATCTCTCCCTCGGTCTTGGCCGTCTCTGCCCTGACCTGATCAATCTGCGCTATTGTTTTCTGAGCTTCGGCTTCGGTCTTATCGATGATGGCCTCTTCTTTCTCGAGCAGAAGTTCCTGTGCTGCGTCTGCGATCCTCTTCTTCTTGTCTTCCTCTTCCTGCTGTGCCTTTAGCCTGGCTTGGTTCTCTGGATCATTCGGGTCTGCGTTCGGGTCTTCCTGTCCATTCATGCCCCTGATACGCTGTACCATCTCTTTGCTGAGGCTTTCCGGTATGTCATGAAGCTCTACAATCAAATCCAAGAGGTTAAAAACTACCTCTGGCGGGAGTTTGCCGGCCAAATCAAGCACAGATTCCACCATTGCCTGTCTCAAGGTGGCATTGTAGGCCTGCGTATCAACCACAAAGTCGGCCTTACGCGCCGTTATGTCGTTTATGTTCCCATCCTTGTCAGGGGCATTGACTGTCATAAACTCCTGCTGCCCTCTGTCCCCGGTTATACGGAACGTCTTTTCATCAGGCATAAACTGTTCGATCAACGACAACTCAATCTCTCCGGCCATCTGCACGCCAAATCGGTGATTGTCGAATACCTCCGCTCCTATTACATGGCCTTGGTCCTGCCGTGCCTGTATCGCTCTCCCTGATGTTGCATTGGTCTCTCGCCCCATGTTCTCGTCGGTAACACCACCAACCTTCTGAATAGCAGCAGCGTCTTGCTCCATGAGCATAACGTGTTCTTTTGCAAGTCCAACGTGTTCATCAAAGATGACGCTCGACCCTCGCTTCTTCCTGATAATGCCATCGGGCCGGTGAGCTTCGTCGTAGAAATTATCCCAATCATCCGTAGCGTCATTATCAGCAATAATCCTCTCGCTTGACAGGAGATGCAGCGCCCTTGATCTGCGCTTGTTGAGATCGTCCTGGAGACTAATGAGATTGCGCACAGCTCCATACGGTTCATTTGTGCGTTTCTTCCGATATGCCCACAAGGGAACAAAGGGGAACCGGTTATGGTTGTAGGGAGATTCCGCATCCTGCAAAGGATAAGGCATCCCTTCCGCCCACATCATGCACCTGACAGTCATAAGCAGCGCATCGTAAGTAGACGCATATTCCTTTTCCACCATGTCTGCCATGGGACCGTTCTCAGCGTCATACGGGGTATTGTTGAGCGTTCCGAGGTCTTTTCCGCCCCGGATCATCGTTTTCTTGGCCGGGATTTTATACCAGCACTCTACGAGCCGGATACGGGATCGTTTTGATGTGTGGTAAGTAGCATCATCGTTGTCGCCGTCTCCGCCTTCATTTTCAATCGTTATTTCACTTTCATCTATACCCACTTCCGTATAATCGGTGTACGTCTTTGCAGTCATGGCCGCGGCCTTGAGTGCCGCTGCGTGTTCGGGATACATTGCTATTGCTATATCAAGATCAACTATCTTGGACCTGATCTCAAACCGAGCGTCAGACAAGTCCATCTCAACCGAAAGCGGGTCGTACCACATGCTCCGCCAATCTTCGTATCGGTAATAGGTTGGTTCATCTTCTTCGTCTCCGCGTACTCCCAGCTCGAGCCATCCCAAACCGGAGATAACCTCATCCTTAAACCCCCGTGACCGTGCGAATGGCGCCCGGTTGACATCAGAGTTATATTTCATCAACTGTGTTTTAGCTTCGGCGCCCTTGGTATCGTCCTGAGCCCGAGGAAGGACACTATAATCAATCCTGGTGCGCTTCTCGGTACCAACAGTCCAATCTATGGCCGGCTTAATCCTGTTATCGGTTATTGCCTTTTGCCCGCGAAGCTCCAAAGTCTCTTCATCGTCCGGATCCCACTGGTCGCCATCGTAATTGTCGTGGTCTTTGAGTCGCAGGAGCCTTGATGCACGCTGTCCCGACTTGGCTTCGCGCCACCATTCTTTACACCTGCGGAGTTGAGCAATAGCCTTGGCGCCTTTAAGGGGATCATCCTCTTTCAGCTTGGCTTCTGGATCCACTCCCATGTCTTTGGTGATCTCGTCGTCAGTCGGCCCTTTCTCATGCTTGCCTTCGACGCTATCCCATGCGCTTGTTGCTGTATCCATCGTGTCCACCCTATAGAATTATCAGGCCGCTTTCCGTAAGCTCCGCGCTTCTGCGTTGCCCGTTGATTATAATCTCCGCCTCGCCCACTATCAGACTGTCCGCTTTACTCTTGCTGTCTGGTACTGCATCCATCATCTCTACAATACCGTCCTGTATTACTTCTGCCAGCTCTGCCAGTTGTCGAGTATTCGGGATCCCCAGGTCGAACAGGTCCCACACCTGAAGGCAAATCCCCATCATAAACTGCGCGAAGTCCGGGTTATGCTCTTTGGTGTATCTCCAAAGGTTCTTTTCCTGGATAACAAACCGTTTACGTCTGTTAGATGTCCGGACGTTCTTCGGAGCCAGGACCAAGACTACCTGCTCGTCTCCATCGATCTCCATCAAATCCAAGTATTTTATGACTTGCCCTTTTGCCATCAGTCTCTCCTTAATTCAGATAATCCCGCCAACTGCGTGCCTCTGGATGAGCATTGAGGTATTCCAACTCCGTCTTGATCTCAAACTTATGGTTGCTTACAAACCTTAAAGTCCCGGAAGTCACCAGCCTCCGTGGGCTTAGTACCAGCTTTCCCCCGACAGATCTGAACGTAATCCCCTGTGCGTTCAATACTCTGCGTGCTGATATTGGTGTAATCATCTTATATCGCCATTGCCGATTTCGGCCTGTTCTTGAATCCCGTTGACCCTGTACCAACATTGGGAAGATACCCGCGTGCTCCCGTTCGCAGGCTGTCTGCACCATGAGAGGCGTAATTATGTAAAGGCAACTGCCTAAAGCCTGCCAGCTTCTCGTCCCATTCCCTTTGATACCCATCCAGACAAGTAATAAGCTGGGCACAATTCTCCTCGTCTATCCATGTTGTAGCCAGAAAGCGCCGAGTCTCGTCAATCCCCTCCATCAGGTCGCCACGTTTGACCACCATTGTTTTGGAACCAGGCATCAGTGATTGAAAGACCTCCAGCCGTGATTTGCCGTCTTCCCTGGAATAATCATGCACATTCATGTCATGCGGGAAGAAGTGCGTGCCGTAAACATAGCCCTTCTCCTGCAGCACCTTAACGTAATGGCCCATGGATTCGTTGAAATCCTCGTGATAATCTATCAGCCTGTTCTGCAAGCCAACCCTCTGATGAAATATAATCGCGTTCTCGTCGCCCCGCCCCAGATCCCAAAACGTATTGACGGGGATGTCCATCTCCATCGGGATGATGCCAATCCTCTTTTGCTCCCGCATCCGGGTCATCTCACGGGCGTAATAAGCACCCTTGAGAGCTACATGGAACGGTTCATCCGGTGTCGATGGAAACTCCCGGAGCATCTTATCGCCCTGCTGCCGAGACTTGAGAGCGTACCAGGCACGCTGATTAAGAGTAAACTTCTTGTCAACCTCGCCTTCAATCCGGTCCAGGTACTCCCTTTCTTCTGAAGTAAATGTCACTAAAGTAGTATCGTGATCGGTCAGGGCATTTTTGGGGTCAGAAAACCACGGGATGAAGAGGAACTTGTAATCCATCTGTGTCAGCTCCCGTCCTTCCTTCTCTATGTTCCTTGCGGTTTCACACATATCGTAAAAATCCCCATGTGCCCCTTCTGCTGTACTTTCTATCCAAACGATCTCCCCGCCATGGATGGCATTAAGAGAGCCCGTAATGATCTCTGTTGCCTTGTCGGGAAAGTTTGCGCATATCTTACCGAACTCGGAGACATGGAGCCTCTGAATGGTTGCCGAGCGCATAGACACCCCAACGAAAATGGACGAACCGTTAGTAAATGCCAGCTCTGTTTTGCTGTCTGTCGTAAGTGCCGCCTTCTGCTTGATATAGTCAGGTAGGTTTTTGTAGGGATATTGGATCTTCCGTTTGAAGATCTTTGACGCATCATCTTTATTGTGGCCGATGATCCCCGCTTCCAACGTATCTGTAAAAACACAATCATCGAGGTAGCAGATATCGATCCATGTCGTGCCACCGAACTGGCGAGCTTTGAGAAGAAGATTGAGATACCATTGATTATTCCAGAGCCAGCGCTGGTTATAGTTGCATTGAAACCGGACCTTCTGTCCATGTTCGTCAACAATCCAGTACAGGTGATTGATACGCCACCATTTCGAGTGCATAAATTGAGCATACTGGTTTGGATCATGCGGTATATCCGGGTTATGGAAAGCCATAAGGTCATCAGTGGATAGCAATAAATCATCTTCACGTTCCTCTTTGGGCAAATCATTCTCCATCTTCCGGTGCCATATCGTTGCGGTTCCACAATGTACCTGGCTTGTAGCCTGCCGCTATGTCTGTCATGATCTTTCCGAAATCGACCATGCCCTCTTGATTCCCGCCCTTGCCGACGTCCTCAGTCTTATCTGTAATCAGCCCGTAATGACGCATCAGGAGTTCCAGAGCCTTGAGTTTGGGGGAGAGTTTGAACTTGACGCTGCTGCCGGCCAGGGTGACACTCTCTGAGACCTCATCGATCGCGGCTTCTATCTCCGGAGTCATGTCATCTGATGATTTCAGGATGACTCCCCCGGGACTGAAGGTCAGATAGTTTGACATACGAGAAAATGCTATAAAAGAGAGTTCTTCACGGATCTTGTCAACTAATTCTCCGCTGGCTTCCCTGGCTATTTTCTCACGATTCGAAAGCTCTTGGGCTATCATAACATTTGATAACAACCTTGCGGCTGCTGCCTGTGCTGTTGCCCTCTTCTTAACCCTTGGATATACTTGAAGATAAGCTTCTGTTCCGTTGAAGTTTAACTCAAGATACTTATCGACGAACAATAGCATCTTCGCTGTCAACTTCTTAGGCTTGCTCTTCTTCTTCGATTTTGTCACCGGCTTTCCTTCCCTTTGTCTTTTTCTTCGGCGCCTCGGGATCCATAATCCCCTCAAACGACACAAGCGCCGTTACCCTCCGGTTCGCCAGTATCGCCATTTGTGCTATGTCTGTTTCCTTTGATTCAAAACAATCCAGCTCAACACGAAAGCCGCCTGCAGATTTTAACGTCTTGCATCCGACCACCTGGGCCGTTATCTGGACATCCTCACTCATTCTCACCTACCCAGTGCTGAGTTTTACGGCGACTCCCAATAGAGCTATTCCCATCGGGACCACGATAAACCACAACCATTTGACCTGTTCTTTCGGACATTGAGCTATATGCGGCACCATGAAGTCATCCCACTTACCCCACAGGGTAGTGGCATTCTTCTCAAGTTGCTTGAGTCTCTCGTCCTGCACCGCTATGGTGTTAATTGCTTCCACAATCGCGTCCAGCTTCTGTTCAATTTTGTCTAATCGCTTCTCATCCATCAGTCTATTCCTCTACAGGTTGAATGCTATTTGTGGGGGATGGTTCTGTAATCGGTCAGCCTGTTCTGAAACAGGTCTATCGTAACCCTCCACCCTCCGGTGGCCAAAGACCTCATACCCGTCATTTGAGCTACTACCGTCAGGGGTTTATCCTCCAAGTCAGGCCCCCTTCTTCAAGGCCATAAAGTCAGCAAATTTCTTGTATCCAAACGAAGAGGCCACGGCTATCCCAAAGGCATATTGATACCAGTCTGGAGTAAACTTGAGGGCATCAAAGCCTTGCTTGACATAATCTGCCATCCCGGGGATGAAACAGAGGATCGCCGGGATAGAGAGTACAACGGTAAAATACTCGTCTTTCCAGCCCGAGTTGTTGATTGATGTATTCTCCCAAGCTATGTCCCCCGCCTGTTGGGTCCTGACCTTCTCGATTTTCGCCTCGGTCGTGGCCTTGGCAATAGCAATATCGCTTTCGAGTTTTACCTTTTTGCGTTCCTGCCAACCGGTAAACATAGATAAGACAGGGCCGGCCACAGCTTTTAAAATGGTAGCGATCATGATCACACCTCCCAGCGATTCCGGATCGTGATCCGGATCTGTCTGTCTCCCCCGGCAAGCTTCATAAACTCATTGAAGCCCTCACCTGGCGAGTTTCTGGATGTCAGCACGGCGGGCTTGCCACCGAGCACTCCGAATTTTTCGGCGATAAGCACGCAGCCGAGGGTATTTGTCAACTTGTTGCCCCAGTGGTTCAGCACATGCGTCCGGCCGGGGATATCCTTGATCTCATACACGCGCCCGTATTTCGGGCTGTTCACCAGCTCGGCGATATACTCGCCCTCCGGGATGCAGGAGATATCCGGCTGATTGTCTCGCCATGGAGGTTCGAGGGTGACGGCAAAGGGGATGCCTTCAAACAGATAGCCACCGAACGATCCGTGGTCGGTATTCGCGATCCTTAAAATTGCAAAATTCTTCATGTCATCCTTCCGTCAACAAAACCAATTAAACCACAAATTTTTAGGCTTGGGGAGGTAAACAAGGGTTAACTATAGTAAACAAGGGTAAACTATAGCGCATAATTTAAGACTTCTCTTGATATTTTGAGTCAAACTCAACCAACTCGTGTCGCAGGAACATCGGCCTCCCTGATTGTGTTCGGCGCAGGGGCAGGTGGTAGTTGCTGATGAATTTCAAGGCGCCAGTCCATGAGCTGATGTCGTACATCTGCTCAAACATCCCCAAGATTGCCTTCCGGCCTATGATCCTGTCACTCACCTTTCAATTCCTTCTCAATTATCACTCGCGCCATTTGTGCCACTGGTCGGCTCTCCTCTTCAGCCCGTTTCTTCAGAGCTTTGTGGGTGTCCTCTTTTAATACGATTGTGATTGGATGCTTTTTCATTTCCCTCTCCCCTTCCCGGAGCAAGCCCTCCGGGTGGCGGTTGGTGGTTAGATAATTTCTTTTTTTTCTTCTTTATGTCCGCCCTTACCATCGCTTATAATCTCTGTCCATGTCACAGTGATTGCCCCTGTGGCTTGGTCAAAATTAGCGGTGTGGCCGTACCCGTTGCCTCTCGTGCGGAGTTTTCCCTGTGCTATCTCATTCATCATGGTCATGGGGTTAGAACTTCGGTTGTCGATCCAAAAGGAAGCCCAGTCAAGACCCTGTACAAAATCAATAGCCTTAGTTGCTATGGCGTTACCCTCAAACTGTGTGCGGATAGCGTCAAAATCCGGTTTCATGGTTGCCTTGATTTCCGCTGCCCATTTGATTTGTTTCTCAGTTCCTCTCATCTCCCCTCTCCCCTTCCCGGAGCAAGCCCTCCGGGTGGCGGTTATGAGTTAATTGTCGAGTGTATTTTTACGCACACCCAAATAATCGGCACGTTTAAAATTGCATAAATTTCCTCCAGTCCATAGCTCATAAAACCCTTGCTTCTGTCCGCCGAAGATTGTTCCGGGGAATTCTTCACCTTTTTTCATCCAAACGATTTTTGAATATTCCTTTTCTGCTATAATTTTCATTTTGTCTTACCTCCCCTTTTCGTTGGTATAAATTAATTTTTCGAGTCGGTCCCTGCATATCGTTACTTCTTCTTCAGCCTCTTTTCGGAAATGTTCAGGTTTGTGGTAGAATTTTCCCCCCACCACAAACCTGTCAAGATGTTTTACTGCCCTCTCCAGCGCTCTCTTTGCATATTCGATTTGTTTTTCAGATCCTTTCATTTTCCTTTACCTCCCCTTTATTTAATTACAGAATATATCAAAGGGGATGTAATGTCAAGCTTTATTTTTAATTATTATTAAATAAAATTAGAAGGCCATACTTTCAAGTATTTCTTCTTTTGTCATGCCAGAATAGGCGGATACAACCCGCCGTGGTTCGGGGTTCATACTGAGCAAGGCGACCGCATTTAAGGTTGCCATCAGGGGGTCAATCTTCCCTGTCCCGCTTGCTTGTTTCGTGATTGATATCGCATTCCCTCGTGGTTCAACCCTTGCATTCCCCACACACCACGTCATAAGCGATTGCCCGCCATGAATGATTGTTTTTTCAGCAACCCGTCTTTCAAGGGTTTTGATAGCGCCATTCAACCGCCAGCCTTGCGGAATTCCCACAACACGATCATGTTCAATCCCCCTCGCCTGTACCTCGTCAACAATGTCACCGATCCCAACAGGGTCAACCCCGATCCGGTCAAGCAGTCCCGCCTCTTCGCACTTCATCACGATATCGCCGACCTGCTGAACGTCCTGGCCAATCTCGTCCACGATGATCAGATCCCCGTCTTTCTCGAAATCTCTATACTTCGGAGCCTCTGATTTTCTCCGTTCCAGTGCAAGGGGGTGCGCCCACGCCCTTGTGAATAACAGCCAATCCCTTGTTTCCGCGTCTCT